GGAGTGTCCAGGGACCGCATGATCCAAGTCCACCTCATATTTCATGCGAAGAGGCGTAGGAAAAGTAAACTCAGCTGATATTTCCCCCGCAGGTATAGTAATAGACCCTGAAGTAGAAGGGAAACCAGACACGTAATCAAAGTAGAAATACCCAGGGATGTATCTCTGAGGCTGAAGGATATCCCCTGTTATTAAAGGTATTCCGTTAGTGAATCGGTAGCTTCCCATTAAACCCTTCTGCGAAGGTATGAGATGTATCTGACCATGTTCGGGGGATACTAGATTAGCCCACTCTGCGGGTATCTCAGCAGCCTCAAATGCCCCAAACTTCACCTCAATTCTATCTATGTTTTGAACGGGTCTGTGGTCTAACCTAAATGGCCAAAACCCCGTTCTCATAGGCTCATACGCATCATGTCTTTCATTCTTTACTTTGAAAGGAGATAGCGTAATACCAAGCTCGTGTTCTACGTAAGATATGCCGCCACGAATTGCTTGCTCGAAAATAGTGTTAGGGTAATCGGTGCCATCATCCAGCGTAAGATCCACGCCAAGTAAGAATCTGGATTTGAGCCAATCAACTGTTAGCTCGGATAACAAACTTGACATAAGATGTCACCTTTACTTATTGCCCCGCTTCGCTGCCCTCTTAGGTGCCGCCTTTGTAGCGGGTTTCGTATCTGACTTTTTCTTAGTGTCTGACTTACTGTTTTCACCTAAACGCTCGAACAGAGAGTCAAATTTAAGCAAAGTCTTGGCTTGAGAAGGGCTGGGTTCAGGCACCAATGTGCCGTCTTCTGAAACAGTAAACGAACATCCTTCTACGAAAACCTTGCCTGACTTTTGTTTTTTATGACGAACAGGCATTTACTTACCCGTTTTCTTTGATGGCTTCTTTTCTGCCTTGCCCGCAGGTTTAGATTCCACTTTCTTAACAGGTTTAGGCGCAGCTTTCGGTCGCTCCGCTTTTTCAAACCAGTCGGTATCTCTTAGTAGAATAGCCTCTTGCTCAGGAGTAGGATCAGGTGAGAGGAACATATCGTCACCTATGGTAAAAAAGCCAAAGCTCGTACTAATAGCCCCTTTAGGTTTCTTTGATCTGATCGCCATCCTGAACACTCCTAAACAAAAGAATAAATACAAAATACCTTGCCCCCTGAAACAAAGGGCAAGGTATGTATTTCACATCAACTAGTTCGACGTAAGACCAACATTCTTAATAACATGACACTTGCTCGGCACAGCAACAATCGGAGCACCGAAGAGCATGAGTAAGAATGGTCGAGTCGTTTTGACTTCTGCCAACGGTCGTCGCATGAAATCAAGCAAACGAGCAAACCGCATAACGTCTGGGCTATGCTTAACCATAACAATGTCAGACGTACCTGGGATCTTCGCGTTGGTGTCTTGGAATTTAACAGTTAGCCCAGCATTCGACGCAACCTGACCGATCAACTTACAGGTATCCGCTGCCCCGTCTTTGTCAGAACGGTAAACTCGGAAAAAGTCAACATTTGAGAGAGCTCCATTAGGTGTGCAGCTAACCTCTACCTTCTTACCTTCTGCAACCGTAATCTTTTGAGCAATAGTAGCAGGTGCAGAGTACCCAAGGGTGTTACTAACTGCTACAATCTTGTAGAAATAGTCGCCTGCGGGTACGGCACCTTCGCCTGCTGCTGGATCTGCTGCTGCGGCTGCAACGGAAGGTGTTCCGAGACTGCCTGCTGCTGCGGAAGGTGCTTCCCAGCTATTGAAAAGGAAAGGAGCAGCCTTAACCGCGATAGGACCGTAAGGACCCATGATCTTAAGGTCGCCTGCACCAAAGGTGAAGCTGCCATCAGACTGGCTAATCGTATTAAAACGACCCAAGTCATTGGTCTGCTTAATCAAGTCACCGTGGATACGTGGTTCAACGTAAATGGTATCGGGAGCACCGTAACGTGGTGCAGCGAAAACCTCAGACAACAACTCTTGAAGGAACTTAGGACTAGCTGCTTGACCTGCGCGGTCAGTAACACTGTCACTGTTGTCACTGATCTGCTTGATGATACCGTCAAAACCAAGAGCGTTAGCGTCTTCGTCACCGTGCCAGAGTTCTCGCTCCAGCTTCTGCATCAGGCGAAGTGTACCGCGCTCGGTTTCTTCTGCAAGTGCAGTAGGATTAGGACCAACAAGAGGATTGATCGTACTAGCAACGTCCGTGATTTCACGAAGCTCTGCCATGTACTTGATCTTGACGAACTTTCGCTCGTACTCGCTCTTGTTAGCGGCAGGGACGCCGCCTTCAGCCATGAAAGGACTAAGGTCCAAACCATGCTCTTTAATGACGTTGTACTCATGTACCGTCTGACCAACCTGTGTTTTGGGAATGTTTCGCCAAAGCTGCACAGCTTCCATGCTGTAGGTAGCAGACGCGAGTACATTTTCAAGACTCTGAGGAATCAGAGGAGAAAGAGAACCTGCACCTGAAAGGTTTGCGGGTGTTTGATACCCTGCGGTGGTTGACTTCCGCAATGCTTCGTTTAGTTTTTGAAGGTCCTCAACAGGGACCATCTCGTTAATACCTGGGATATTCATGTGGTTACTCCTTTAGATCCCTAATTGATACTTAACGGTGTTCAAAGGAACACCACATTCCAACTGCGTAATACCTTTAAGCAAAACAGCCTTGCGAGTTTCGTCAGTAGTTACCTTGATCTCAGCCATTGCCTTCTCAAGCACCTGTGCTGTTTCGTCAACGACTTCCTTCTCGTCATAAGGAGACTCTACTGCTGATGCCGTGATTGACTTCTGAAGAGTAGGCTCTTGCAAAGACTTTTTAACCGTTTCTACCTGCTCTGTTACCTGAGCAACTGCGGTATACTGATTATTGAGAAATTCACGGACTGCTCGCATCTCTTCACCAATGGCAAGAAGACCCTTAGCCAAAGCATCGTTCTGCTCGCGAACTTCAGCAAGAAGAGCATCTGCACCACGAGTAACAGCGTCTGCTACATTGTGCGCCTCTTCCAATGCTTTAGTCGTGTCTGAGAAACCCTTCTCAACTGTCTCAGTTTCTTCAACTGTCTCAGTCTCAGTCTCAGTAGTTTCTACAGCCTCTTCAACGGCTACTGTAGACTTGTTCATAACTTCAGCAATATCATTGAGTGCCTTTTGAAGGTTCTCAGTGTCTACTGTTTCCTCTTGATAAGACGCCGCAATTTTATTCGCGGTGTCCTCTTCGATCCCATTAGAGATCAAGTGCTTCACCAAATGTTCCATCTTGACGCCCTTTCATCGAGGTCATTGGGGGTTGTAATACTAACACATACATTCGCGCACAATGTGCCGATAATCAATAGTATATATCCCAATATGTAGAGAGCCCCCTACATGTTGGGAAAGGGGTATGGCTTAACTGTAAACTACCTAAAAGACTGTGAAATTCTAGAGGCATATTTCAAAGCATCTGCGTATGAAACCCCTGGAAAACTGTCGGCAAGCATGATGGCTAGATCCCGTATACTGATCCTGGGTCTATATTTAAGCGCATCAATAGCAGCATTTGAGACAGTATTAGCCATAGACTGCGGAATTAAGGGAGAAAGTGAGCCTCCCATGCTAGGAGGGGTTTGATACCCTGCTGCTGCGGCTAAGGATTTAAGAACATCGAACCTAGCTTCCGCATTAACAGGGTGTGCAGTGATTGCAACATTAAGAACCTTAGACTTTACAATCTTAGCCTTATCTCTGGCAACAACCTGTCCCTCCACAGAAAAGCCCAGTCTTCTGTCTGATTGCGCCTTCTCCAAAGCCATAGCTGTCTGGTAAATCTCTCTGGCTAGAGGTTTATGTAGGTACAGTACACCTTCGATTCTAGTAGCAGGTTCCCCGTTGTGGGTTGTAGGCTCGATTGTGTCTGGATGTCCCAGAACAGCATCTGGACCCTGTTTGTGTTCATAATTGAACCACCCCTTTGACAGAGCGTATGTCCAATCAATCCCTTTTTGCAGAATCTCATCCCCCTGCTGGTCTTTACTTTGCGTAGATACAATGCCTCCGATACGCGCAGTCATCGGCTCCGCGTCTTCAGCACTTCCCTTGACTAGATTAAAAGGTGTCCAAACTGAAAAATAATCTTTATGGCTATTCATTGTCTTCTTTCCTCACCATGTTACCGTCTTTTATCGTAAACCCTGGGGGTACTATAACGGTGTCGCATCGGCAGTTAGGATGGATTGGAAAAATAGTCGCCTTCCATTCTCTCCGCTTCTTGCCTACATTTGTACCATTTTCAAATAGTTCCTGCACACTGAAGACCTCTGGATTTTGTGAATCACCGCATAGACGTATACAGTCCTGACAAGCACCTCCCTCGTGAATCCTTGCAATTTGGGTGTCTGATCCAAAGTCATTAACGCCAGAAATTACACGCGCATCGTTATAGCAAGCCTGCAACTCTGTTCTTGCAATTCTTTCCCAATCGCGTTCATACTCTTTGGATTTATCCGCAAGCCTTCTCGCCAAGGCTCTCCAGTCTTTTGCTCCTATGAACTCCTGAGCTGTCTCTTCTCTAATAATCTCAAGTTTCTCAGCCCGTCTTTCAGCATCTACCTCTCGAACAATCGTCTCTTTGTCCCACTCCTCAAAGACTATTCTTTCCATGTCTTGAGACATCTCAACACCAAGACCTCTGGCAAACGAGCCCGCGTGTCTAACAGCCTGTTGATACCCATGTACTTCAAATTCACGCATACCTTTAGGTACATCGGGCTTAAGGCTATTGCCTAAAGAGCCAGACGTAGGAGGTTTTGGAATGGCCGCAGGTAGCATCACGGAAACCCTTCCTCGTTCAGGTACATTGTACGTGTCTACAGGCTCGTCTTTTAGCTCATTAACTCTATCTGCAACAACACCCGT